GTTGAGAGTTCTTTCTTAAAGAAGTCAACCCAACGGGTAGCAGTCTCATCCCAATTCTCCCGGCGGGATTGTTCAGGGAGGTAGCGAGCATAGCGGGACTTGGCGATGAGGTTTTGGTATGAGTTCATTTATTCTTTCAATGTTTAAAATGCCCCAGTTAAGGGGCGATGTCTATTAGGTACCGACTGATTCTGTTAAGAAGCAGGAGGGATTCCGACTACTTTAGCAAAAGAAGTAGTCAGAGTTTGTTAGGTCAGCTAAGTCTAAACTGCCTAGTACGGGTTGTAACCCCGCGAATGTACGCTTATGTTCCATTAAATTTTCTTCAAGGATATCAAAGAAGTTTTCCACATCGTACTGGGCTTGGAAGGTCATCTTAGTGATGTCCTGTAGGAAGTCTACATCCGAAGCATGGCAACTAAAGCTATCGTGTACAGCAGCAAAACTACCGCCGAACGATACGATGGTATTAGCCATATGAGCAGCATCATAGGAATGGACAACATTAGGACTAATACCAGAGGCAAAAGATCTACGGCAAGGTACCTTATCCAGCGTTTCAGGGTTGCATACATCGACTTTAATGACATGTGTTACCCTACCATCTTTGTTACCGATGATACCTTTGATGGTACCCCTTTGTTTGCGCTCATGCTGCAGAAAAGCTTTGTATACCACAGGAAACCCACTAGGGGTAGTCCATGATAAATCCATCCGACCAGAGTTGAGTTCATGTTCAGCAATCTTTTGTAAGTACTTAGTTGTTTTAAGTGGGCCTGCACAAACACTGTTGATAGCGTTGATTAGGTTACCTGCGAGTAGTGTGCATGTGTCTTCATCAATACCATACTTCAGGGTAAATCCTTCTGTATGACAGTCAGCGTACATGTTAGCTGCAATCCTTTGTTTACCTGCTGAGTATGCCCTAGTCATCGATCCTCGTTTAGCAATACCCTTACGGATATGCTTCATGGGGATTTTCTTTTCAGCAAACCAATCAGGCATGATCTTGATAAGCTCTTTAGCCACTGCTACATAGAAGTCTTTCTGGATAGGTGTTGATGTTAATGATACTAATTCACCAGCCACTTTATCCTTAGACATAGCAGCTAAGTGTTGCCAGCCGTTGTTACTACCATCGATGGGGATAGGGAATCCAGACTCATATACACCACCATCAGAGGTGGCTGCTAAGTACCCTACAATCTCTAAGCAACAAGCCAGAAAGCTATGTGGCTTTTCAGCTTGTTCTTCAATAGCCTTATGTAGGGCAACTGACTTAATTAGCTTTAAGTTATTAACAACCCAAGCATAGCGGTCATCTAGGGTCATCTTGTCCAGAGATATTGTGTCCAGACCTTCAGACTCTAGGTGTGCTGCATAGTCAGTCTTCAGGTAGTTAAGCTTTCTAAGCTCACCAACAGTATAAGACTTGTTATAGCAGCTAGCAGTGTGGATACATAACCAACGATACCCAGATTCATTGACTTCCTTTTTGTTGTTGAAGAGAAACAGACTACGAGACATGTCACTACCTTGGAACTCAAGGAATGATTCTGCATAGTAGATACGACCACGGTAATCACAGGATACTTCTTGGTAGAAGGGGTACCCTTGATCCTTCACTAAGTAAGCCTTCTTAACGATCTGGTTGTACTCATAGTACTTAGAGATCAGCTTCTGTAACGCAGGGTCTTTCTTGCGTAAGAACTCAGTGCCTGACATATGGAGCAGATTCTTAGGCAATAAGGTGATTGAGGTATGGATGTCATACTTGTAGATTACCCCATCCTCATCCATCAGCTCAAGAATCTTTGTTGGTGGGTTAGCTACTATAGCATCCAACACAGGCTCATTTAGATCCCAAGCCTGCTCCCTCAGTATATCCATTGCTTTAACAAACCGTTCATCAAGCTTTTCCTTGAATGCCTTATGATCAGTCCAACCCTTGATGTAGGGTTTACCTGTGATATCTGATAGCAATCCAGCAATAGGAATGGGCTTAATGAAGGTTGTACCAATCAGCACAGGTTTGATACTGTCATGTGTATCAACCAACTTGATCATGTATGGGGCTTTGTAACCGTCATACTCCCGGAATACTTCGATGAGTTCTGCTTGAAGGAATGCTTCAATCATCACATCACCTAGGCACAGCGTAGTCTTACTGGTGGGGTCATCTATGCCAATTGACCTTGCAATGTTCTCACCAATGAGGTTACTTGCAAAGGTTAACTTCACGCTAGCACTGTGGGTAGCATTCTTATTACGGATGCAGTACTTCATCAGTGTATCCCACGCTTCTTCAACGTACATACCTAATGTTTGTTCCCACATAGGGTAGTGGGCGAGTAAACGTGCTCCCTCATTCTGCAACTTCTCTGAGTCAAGAATTATCTTTCCTACTTTTTCAGTTAAGTATTCGATGGGTGTCATTGATTTTCCTTAGTTAATTAGCAAGACTCGTCGCAAGGTGCTCGCTGACAGGTCTCACATTCTGTGCTGGAGTACCCACAAATACTTGTTGAGACCTCATCAACAGTTTCACAACCACAGTCTGGGCATTCCCCATTGGGTTTACCTTCTGCCCCATGATCTTCACAACACATAATATTCCTTATTCAAAATCTACCATTTCATTTTTACCTAGTCGCCCGGTCATAGGATTATAACGCGTACTACCACAGTCACCTGTTAAGCCTGTAAACCTACATTTGAGAACCCTTAGTTTGATTGTGTTACGAACAGTTACCTCTTCAGCTACCATGTTACGGCAGAAAGCTAGGATGTCAAAGCTAATTTGCTTGATGGAGCCAGAGCCTTTGATGTCATCGATAGAGGGCATGTGGCCTTCTTCAAATGGCTTTTCACCCTTACGCAAGTGAGACACTACTCCAAGCCAGATACCATGCTTCTTAACGATCTTCAGGAGGTCAGACATGAACGAGTCAACTGCTTCGTTACCCGTCTTACCCTTAACTCCCTCAGACACTGCAATAGTGATGTGATCTAGGATAACATACTTACAACCCATCAAGGCTAGGTGTTCGATCTTATCGATCAGTGAGTCATCACTTACAGAACCTTGGTGGTCGAGTAGCACAATACGTTCATCACCAAACACACTATCATAGGCAGCACGTTGTTCCTCTTCAGTACCGGGATCAGACTTATCGTTGTTCTTCATCTTCATGGCAATGAACTTTTCTGCAGTCTCACCAATGGATTCTTCCAGCGCAACGATACCAATCATCTCTGTAGATTTCTCCAGCAGTTCAAACACAATCTCTTTGATGACAGTACTTTTACCTGAGCCAGTACCAGATACAAACAAAGCAATTTCACCTAGTCGCATACCGTGTAGCTTGTCATTAAGACCTGCCAAACAATCAGGGTATGCGATGGATACTGTGTTAGCCCGTAGCTTGAACTGTTCCCAGATAGCCTCACCCTTAACTACGCCAGCAGGACTGAACACTCTGGCATCGAAGATGGCCTTCATGATTGAGTCACTACCATGCTTAATCAACATATCGCATGGGTCTTTCTCGGACAGTGTAGCCAGCTTTACCTTATCATAGCCGATGATCTTAGCAATAGTCTGTGTGGCCTTCTGACCGGGTTCATCTGAGTCTAGCATCAATACAACTTCATCGAAGCTACGTAGCCATTCTCTTTGCTCAAGAACCATAGCTGTAGCCGTACAACTAGGCAGGGCTACTACTGGGTAGAACCTACTGTACTTATCAAACTGAGCCTGTGCTACGGCTAGCGCATCCAGTTCACCTTCAGTGATGATAATTCGTTTCCCACCTTGACAAGCATTCTGTCCAAATAGCTGCACACCTTTGAAGTCGCCGTGGATGATAAAAGATTTTGGGAGCTTACGTTCCTTATAGGCAACCACTTGGTTTGCCACAGTATATGGATAGAAATGGCTAATGATTTCACCATCTTCATTGTAAGATACTTTAACACCATAATGTTCTGATACATTCTTTGTAATTCCTCGTTCTTTAAAACCGCGTGATGTGTAATCCTTGATCATATCTAGTTCATGCATGCTATAGTTCTCTGTGTATGTTACGTTTTGTACTGCATTGGGGTCTAGGATAGATGACCGGGAACAGCTAAAGCAGTAGCCCCATTTGTCACCTTCCTTGTATGATAGTGCATCATGGCTGTCACATTTAGGACATGCCGTTTGGATCCATCTTGACATAGTTAATTCCAGTTGTCGTCGTCTCTAAGTTCTCTGATCTGTTGTCGGCGTTGATGCGCCTTCTGTTGAGTCTCCTGTTTGTGGTTGAATGATTCTCGCTTACCTGCTCTTAGCTCAGTAGCAAACTGTCCATTCTCAGGTACAGCCATTGGATCTTTTTTAGGTTGTTCTTTTCTACTCATACTGGTTTCAAGAATTTAACTGCTCCGATATTCCCGTTGTACCACAGCCTTTCATTACCTTCTGAGGTAAGTTGTCTACTGAGGACTTCATTGTCCCATTGCTCTTGGCACTCTCTGTAAGTAAGAATGCCCTTTCCCATACACCAATCGTATATAATGAAGGTGAAGGCATCTTTTCCATAGCTGCTAATGTCATCCAATACCTCACGACATGAGGAGGTATATCCTCGCCAGTCTGATTCTTTATAGGACTTAACTCGTCTAGTTTTTCCCGGAGGTAGTTTGGTAGATACACTTATGAGTTGCTTTCTTCCAATGTACTGTCGTCCTGTTGGTCCAAAGACTGCGTAGATAAATCCATAGGCTCCTGCGGGTCGATCTGTGAGAGCAATCCAGTGTCCATAATCTTCCATGATAATCTTTCTTTTAATTCTTCAAATGTTAACGGTCGGAGGTCATCCATCTGTTCCCGTAAATAAATATTGTTAGCACATTTAGTGAAGTTAGTTTTCCACTCAGTACCTTGACGCTGTTCCCATTCTTCAACGACTACACTCCAAGCATTACGCAGTGTATGACCCTTGAGGATCTTATCAGCTGTGATTGGGCCTACTTTAGCAAGACCTTTGATGTTATCTGTAGCATCACCTGTGAGTAATTGCTGCATAACCCA